GGTAATAGATAAATTTTTCATTGGAAATTAAATTGTATGGGTTCAGGAAACTGAGCAGAAAAACTATTGTTAAAATCCGGATCTCGGTTTTCATATTTTTGGCCAGTACTTTTTGTGAATGAATAATGTAAGCGACCACGCTATTTGAGAATTTTTAATCGAGATAATTGAGAATGTTAATTGTGCTAAAATAGTGTAGAAATCGGCAAAATACCACACCAAAAACACCCTATTTATCAGTTTTCATCCTGTTGGACAGATCCAGATAGTCAATAAATGTAAATATATCGGAGATATTTGAGGCGGTGAGATTGGTGTTTTTGGTGGGGAGGAGCAGGTAACCCTCCAACGGAGTGCCGGTTTCCGGCAGTAAAATGCCCGAAGGAGTGACCAAAAGCTTCACCTGGAGCACCTGTGAGCCTGTAGAATCGCTATAAATCGAGGCATTGGGGAACTGGGACTGCTCAACCAGGGTGATGGGCTGCCCATTAAATGAATGGTCACCGGAAGAGAAGGTAAAAGCCAAGCTGATGAGTACTGCTAAAAGAATTATTTTATTCATGACCGTTTATTATATTTGATTTATGAAATTAACAATTGAAGACTACAGAGATCCAAAAGAGCCGTGTGTGAACTGCAAATTTTATGCTAAAGAAATGAAGCAACACGAGGCTCCATTTTACAAAAGAATAATGAACATTGAAGTATTTGAGACGGGCCAGAAATTGTGCCTGGAGCATAAACAATTTGTTTATTTCAATCAGAGCTGCCCATCATACAATCCATCATAATACTTTAGCTGCCGTAAATGCATAACCCTTAATCTTAACATTCAATCCAGTGTTGCTTGTCTCTCTCATCCGGAAGTAATATTTTGTTTGAGCAACCGGTGTAACTTTTACATTCCAAGAGTATGTCCGGAATTCACCATTCACACCTGCAGAAGTATAACTATAACCGGTATAAATTTCACTGTTTGTAATTGTAGAAGAGCCATCATATATATCCATATAAGAATAATCAGTGAGAGTACTTCCTGATCCGGAAAGAAAATTAACCTGAGCAGTGTAAGTCAACAGATATGTGCCAGCTTCCAAAGTTAATGAGTCAATTTTAGCATACGAGCCTGCGCTATTAACAGTTAAACCGGTTCGTGATATTGTAGAGACTCCCCAGGATATATTAGTACCATTAAGTTGATAAGTTGTAGTTGCATTAACAGTTTCACCAATTAGTTTTTTTATATACAAGTCTTTAGTGCCTGTGCCTGTTGCATTTCCTAAAGTTACAGATTGACCAACAGGTTCAATAATCAGATCACCGTTTCCATCTGTAATAAATCGCGCTGAGTCTGAGTCAGTGCCGCGATAAATGGTGAATGTCTTGGTTCTTAAATGCTGATTGTGAAAGAACGCAGTATCCTTATGCATATATCCATTCAAATTAGTTGTACCGCTTCCGGAGATGGGTGTCCCATCGATCATGTAATTACCTATTCCTGTACCAATACCAATATCAATTCCATTTGAGTCAACACGCATGATTGGATTATAAGTTGTATAGCTTTCATCCGAATACTTCCTGATCTCAAACTTACTAACCTGGTTACCAATGTAAAATATATAGCTGCCGGTTTCTTTCTTGTTATACCAGTTAACATCGTAGCCATCATAAAATATTTTACCTTTGCCAAGTGAGTCAAGCAGCAGCTGACCTTTCAGAAATAAATTATAATTCAGCAAAACAGATTTATTGAATGTTGCATAACCCGTGGAGTCAACAATTTTTGTTGCACCAATCCTGAGATATTGAAACTGTGAAAATACATTTGATGCCAGGAAGAGCAGAGTTAAAATTAATATTTTTTTCATTCTAAAGTATGATTTAAATTTATAATTACGATGGTATTTCTAAAACTGAAGGATCACCAGGCATTCCACCAATAAGCGGAGCTTTGTACTCTCCAACTACCTGCGCTTCATCAGAGAGGAGTGATCTATCAGGCTCATTATTAAATCCGCACATTTCAACTGTTGTTGAGCCCTTTAAAAAAGCCTTATATGTAGAAGCGTGGAATATCCTGCACCTGATAAGCTTGCAGTTGTTAAAAGTGGTATCTCTGTAAGCGTAAATGTCACAGTCTTCAAAAGTCATTGATGAATATTCACGGGCCACAGTAAAATCAATCGCGCCGAAAATAAGAGTGAGCCTCTCCCAGTTCATTGTTTTTGTATTGGAAAAACCATCACTCATTACAACTTTTACATGCTTACCTGAACCAACAAAGTGAACATAATTACGGAGTGTGCTCTGCCATAAATAAACATACTGAGCAGCTCCATTGCTCACCATTTCAACCATACACGGGTTTGTAGCTGAAGGCGCAGCGAACGAAAGTGAGCACTCTTTTGGTGTGCGATATACTTTGTTTACTTCAATGGTACCGTTGGGAATGCAGCGAACTTTATTATTGCTTTCCTGGAACGGAGTAACAACAATAGCAGCTATCTGAGCTTCAACCCAGGACTTCCAGACAAGCGAAGTATTGAAGGAGGGTGTATTTGTGGTGAACGGAGTACCGGATGCGCTGACAAACAATTCCCTTGCAAGAATATCAAGCGTAGCCTGCAGCTGACCTGTTATAGCCAGATCACCAACAAGAGCCTGGTTACCGGAATAGTTGTTTCCACCGGTGAGCTTTAAATACGGCAGATCATCATCTGCAATATAGCGGCCATTTGTGACACCAAAGGTACCGGATTGAACGCCATCAATGAGCTTGTGATACTTGCCATCAGGAATGCCAGTGAATTTATAAATACCGGTTGTTCCCTCTTCAACGCCTGTGTATTCAGTTGTGGTAGTAACATTTTTTACCTTAACAGTTTTGCCGGTTTGAAACACCGGCAGCTTGTAAGGTACCGCGCTGATCGTTACATCAGTAATTACAAAGAGCGGAAGTGAAAAATCAGTTGCCATTATTTTATTGTTTTATAGTTTTATACAAAATCCATTTCATCAATTGTGTGATAAACTTTGTTGCTTGGATCGCTCCAGTTGTATCTTAAGATCGGCGAAGCATTTTCAAAAGCAATTATATATCCTTTTGAAGTTGAATATTCATTCTGGTAATGCTCGAGCTTTCTTTTATCTTCAATGACCAATACCTTATATGAGATCTCCACGTCATCATGCGGCATTAAATAGATCTTTGCGCCGTCAAAAAATTCAGCGTTCTTAATTTCATTTAGCCACACACCTTCTTCGGTTGGCAGCCAACCGGAAAAATCAAGCACCCACTCTTTTTCAATATAGTGGCCAAGCTTTTCCTTGCCGCCATCATTGAACTTATGACGTGTAGCTTTGCCCATATCATATTCATCGAGCTGCTTATGATTGCCGCCATTGAATGAATAGATCACCGGCGCACCAACATCATATACAACTATGATCTTGAATTTATATGAAGTACCGGTTAAGCCGAGTTTTTTAGACATTACTTTTCAACCGCATTAATTATACAAACGTTATCATTTAATATTTTCCTGTCGGAAAGACTTTTAATAAGCCAGGTTTTTCCGAGCAGAGCGAACTGTTTATGAATTTTCATATCAGCAGCGTTTTCAAATTTGCCGGTGTATCTGAGTTCCTGTTTAGTACCTGAGATATACTGCCGGTACTCTTTAACCGGGCCAACAAATAATGTTGCCGGAAAGCCTGAGTCACCGAAATAATTCCATGCACCACCGCCACCTATACCGCCAATTTGCCGGTAATCAAAATCTTTCACGAGTGATCTGCCAATTGATGCGCCAAGATTAACACCCTGAGATGGAAAAATAAATCCGCGATCGGAAGCCGGCAGCAGCATATCTTTTTCATTGATACCTTTGCCGTTCCTTATTACCCAGTCACCAAGATCATAATCTTTAAAAATATTATTCTGTTGGTTACCGGCAACCAAACCGAACGCATCCATATTAGTATAGCCAATAGTTGTTTCGCTTCTGTTCATGTAAAGAGATCCGAGCCAATCCTGAGACGGGAGCTGCGGACTTGTATAACTGACGTAATACATTGCCAAGTGAGGCAAGGAATATTTTAGTGTATTGCGAACCAGGAAGTCTTCATCTTCAACGACTTTAGGAGCTGTAATAACACCGGTACCATCAGAGGCATAAAACATTTTGAATGTAAACGGGTTGAGTACTGAAGGACTCCACGAGCTGCTATGCTCAACCTGGTAAGCGAATGCCTGATCTTTTTTCCAGTTCAGGAAAACTCTCCATCTGCTTTTATCACTGTATGAATTCAGCACAGCATTATGGATAGGATAAGAAATAACCGGCTGCAGCGGAGTAAAACCATTTAACAAAAATCTTGCTGAGGTTAAATTTGTGAATGAGATATTCTTAAATACAAGCGGATTGTTAAGCAGCTCACTGAAGTACTGCCTGTAATTAATTTTCGCAGTAACTTCCTGCGCCTGGAGAGCTTCAGCTCTGCGGATATATTCCTCTTCCGGCCCGATCACACTGAATGAAAGAATATACCCGTTATCATCCTTGCGGTAATTGACTTCAATGCTTTCATAATCTATAAAGTCTCCGCGCTGAATGCTCTGTGCATTTTCACCGATCGCAATTACGTAGCCAACAGGTTTATATTCATCTGTTGCCGGCGCGAAGAAATCAACCAGAGTTTTACCAAGGGCAGATATGCCAGGACGGAGCAAACTTAATTTAAGATCGTAACCGCCGGTGGTGAAAGTAAATGGATCATCAACTTCAGATATTTCATCAGTGTAATTGCTGAAGGCGCTTTCAAGTATCTGGTGATTTTCAATTATCATGTGATCAGCATATACAACTGCAGGTACCGCAAAGTAATTTGGCACTCCATCACCGGTGTTTTTATATTTTGTGATATAAATATTCACTATGACCTTGAACCTCTTTTTTTCTTCTGTATCTGCCAGAGCGGAAAGCCTGTTGCAACCACTCTTCTTGAGAAACTTTCACTTACAACAGCATCTTCATAAATATTTAAGGTACCATAAAAAGCAGATGAACCTGAGCCACCGGAGAGCCTGCCGCCGGAAGCGAATGAGTTCCTGGTTGAAGTACCACCCTGACGGATCTCATCGAGCATAGGATACAGGAAGTTCATCCAGGCAGGAACAATATATTCTTCATTTGAAAGCCTGATCATACGGTTACCGGCTCTTGCTAAAATGCTGTCACTGGTTGATGTTCCCGGGCCTTTAATTTTTCCTTCAGATAATCTGCCGCCACCGGCAAAACCGAATATGCCGCCGAAAGCTCCGAATAAACCACCGAAAGCTCCAAGCAATCCACCCAACGGGCCGGCATTCATGAGCAAAGCTATTTGCTGCGCGATACCAAGGATCATCAGGAATACCTGGAAAGGATTATCAGGACGTTTGTTAAGAATATTAAATATTGCAGTTGCATAACCGATCCTTTTTATCCAGTCTTCTTCTTCACCCATAACTGCAGGTTCCGGCCTTGCGCCCGGGCGCGAAGTGCCGTCTGCCATTTCACGTGTACCTTCAGCTCTGTTATTTTTTTCGTATTCCTTAGCGCGTTCCTTTTCAACTGATAAAAGATCCGCAAGCTCAGACTTCAGCTCTTTTATCTTATCAATTTGCGATTGTAAAAATTTATTTATTTCAGGGCCATACTTTGCAAGTGACTCTTTGTGTTCAGCTTCGAGTTTTAATATATCTTCTTTCAGCTTTTCGATCGCATCAAGTTCTTTCTTCTCTTCTTTGAGCTGCGAACCTGTTCCAGAGCTTGGACTGTTATTTTTTGTTCCGGTGTTTGCAATGGGATCCTTGGCATTGCCTATATACTTGCCGCCATCAAGAAGAGCTTTGCCCTCAGTCATTTGTCTTTGTGCGCCAACAATTTGCCTGAGTATATTTAAATAGTGATTGCCTTTATCAGCGATGTACTGAAACATATCACCGATAATTGGAATGTTAGCAGCTGCGTTTGTAAAATCATTTTTAGTTCTTATGAGCTCGATCAACCGGCTCTTTACCTGGGTAATTGCATTGCTTACAATTCCCCAAACAGTACTCAGTAACTTCACACCGGTAACAAGCTGCAGAACATATCCAAGTACCTGGCCGAGAATAACACCGAGATCCTTTGCGTTTGTGGATGAGCCGAGAATACCGTTTGAAAGTGAATCGAACTCATCGGCAAGTCCTTCCATAAATCCTGCGCCGATACCTTCCTGCATCTCTTCCATTGCATTGGTGAAACGTTTGATCTTACCTTCAGTTGTATTACCGATAATTTCACCCCAGCCCAAATACTTCTGGCCAAGCAGATCAATTGCTGCGCCATTTTTAAGCTGTTCAGGAGTGAGGTCTTTTAAGCGGCCATCAATTTTACCAAGCCTGCCAATATTGCCGTCATAGGTCATGCTGAGTTCTTTAACCGCGGCTGTAAGATCCTTCTTCATGAACGCTGCGTAATCAACCGCGGCTGCCATTGTTTTTTTCATCTGCGCTTCGGTTCGTTCCTGGCCGGCAAGGAAAGTAAATCCATCCTGCACCAGCTCATCACCATAAATTGTAACTGCCTGAATTCGAGAGGCGATCTGTTCAAACTCCCGAGCTTTTTCTATATTGCCATCCAGAGAAGCGGTTAACCGGTCACTGGAGTCCTTGGCTTCATAGAACTTGGCGATGGAGTCAACCAGTCCTTTTTTAAGCATACCGAAAACGATCAAACCACCGCCAACGGATTTAAATAATGTTCCGTAGCTTGAGCTTAATTTCTGGTTTGCAGTGATGCCCTGTTTTTCGATCGCAGCAATATTAGTCTGTGCAGTTTTAGAACCTGCCACGAACTGCTGCAGGTTCATCAGAAGGGTTACCGATACTTCGCCAAGTGTTGTAGCCATATTATTTAACCTGCAATGCCGCCGTTTTCTTTTGGCGGCTCAGGTTCATTGAGCCAGTTTATAAATGCAATTTTGGATTTTGTTATCATTAGTTTTTTTACTTCAGATACTTTTGTATTTTTAAGAATATTCATTCTGCTTATATCACCATCTGCCAAGCCATAAATTATTTCTTCAGGTGTTGAGTTTTCCGGAAACAGAGCTTTGCCTTCAGTATCACCCGGCTCTTCTTCTTTTTTCTCAAGCAGATAGGTCTCAATTAATTCTGATCTGCCTTTGTGTTTGAACTCATCGGGGTATCCTTCATCAACGTGATACCCGCAGCGAGTTTCATAATCTGCAACATCAGTTTCGACTCCGGATTTAAAGTAAAAAAATCGGTAAAGATAACCCTCAATTCTGAATTATAGAACTTCCAGTTCGCCCCGGGGGGCCTGAAGGTTACAGTCATAATTATATCCATGAACTTTTCCAGGCAATTGTGGTTACGGAATATTCCGATCACACTTTTGAGATCCACGTCACCGGACTCTTTATACTGTTTTACTATTTCATCCAGTTTAAGCTCAGCAAGAATATTCATCACTTCTATATCCTGATCCCAGGTGAGCTCTTCCTGGTAACACTCAATTTTATTTACAAGCTTATATTCCCTGCGCCCGGGCTTTGGAGTGATCCTTTCCTGTGTATCGGTTACATTTGTTTTGTAAACGTCTGAGACTTTCTTCCTGGTGATCACTTTATAAAGCAAAAAATTACTGACCAAGATAATTGAGATTATCACAGTGAGTAATAAGTAATTGTTGTTAATTAAATTTTCCATTCTTTTACAATTTTTCCGTTCTAAAAAATGTTGTTTAAAAATAATACCCGGCATAGAGAACGGTTAACTATACCGGGTATTTTTACGGAGCATCAGCACCAGGCAGTGGTGGAGATACTTTTTTATGCTACAGCGGTTTGGATCTTGGCATAATACTTGTTGCCTGTATATGTACCGGCAGCAGCCTTTTTAACTGTAGGTAACCCGGTATCTGCAATCGATACTGCGGCATCCTGCTCAACTGCGTTACATTTGAAATCAATAACCTGCAGCTGGCCTTCTGTTTTACGGCTTGTTACCTGGAACTCAACTTCCTTGAAATAGAATTCAAGATAGTCAGTTGCAACAGTTCCATCAAAAACATACAACTCACCGGTTTTGTTGTTAAGCAGATCAATGAGATCAAGCTCATCTTTACCGGATTGAGCAAGCTGCCCTTCAAATCCGACTTCACGAGTACCGCCGATGGTTACTGTTTTTGCTCCGGCAAGCGGAACCTTGTCATAAGTAGTTTCATCAACAGGAGCAACATATCCCTGGTTAATGAGACCTACACAAGTCCATGAACCTGAAGGCAGTTTATACCACACTTCATTGGCGCCGGTCTTCCTGACTCTTTTTTGTGATTTTGTTGGCATGATTTATTTACCTGCAGGTTTGTTTTCCGGAAGGAAAGATTTAGCATAAGCTTCAACGCTTTCAAAGAGTTCTTCCGGAGCAACTTCTCTTTCAACGCCTTCTACAAAAAGCTCAAAGGTTTCTTCTTTGAGATTGTTCTTCCACCTTTTGTAAATATTGATGGATGAAATCTTGGTTGTAACAGGTTTGTTTTCGTGAACAATTACAACTTCCTGTCCAACATCGATTTTTTTCAGATCTATTACCATTTTGAATTATAATTTAAGTTTGAAAATATTTTTATTTTTTGTTAATCGGGTATTTTCATTTGTTTTGAATTGGCATCTCTCCATGCTAAAAATCTGTCATAAATAACTGAGAGTTCAGCAACGAATGCAGGATCACAATCATGGTGTTTTGCAAGATCGAAGTAATGAGAAATTGTATCTATTGCCAGAGCATCCTGAGCTCTTAAACAGAATGTTGGTCCACCGGTTTGGCTGCACTCGGCAATTATTTTTGTATCCTTTCTGTAGTTTCGTATTGACTTATCAGAAAATGTTACACGCTCATTTTCTTGGTACTGTTTATCCTGGTATTCCTGCTCGAGCTTGCCGAGGTTATCGTTATAGTCAGTGCTTATGTGCGGATTGGTTTTAGGTACAATGCCACCGGCTTTCCTGATTGCATCACGGAAGCCATAAACACCATAAGCCAAAAGTACACCATTGACAAACATTATGATCCAGTCCCATTCGCCTTCAGGTAAAACAACACCATTTGCAACGAGTAACTTTCTGCCAAAGTAAAATAGTATTGCGAGTCCGAAGCCCCACATACTTTTTGATTTTAATAAGCTTTCTTTCATTTTAATGCTCCTTAAATTAATTAACGTTTAAAGTTTGCTGTTTGAATTTTTCTACCTGCAGTAACCGCATTGATAGTTTTCCTGAACTGACTACTGATCTCATTGCTGCAGATCACTACAACACGATTTAATGCGCCGGGTATTGTCTGTCCGGATACAGCTCTTCTTATTTGAATGCGTCTGTTTTGTTTATCCTGGTTCATGATACAAATTCCACCGGTGTATTATTCTGCGCATGATACTTAACAGCTTCGATGAACTCTGGTGAAAGCTGCACATTGAAACAAGGACAGGCTTTTGCTGCGAAATCATTATGTCCGCGAAGATTGTTTTTAATATTTTTTTGAAACTTGCGGATATAAAAACCGAACAGCTTTTCGTAGGAGTCTTTTTGTTCCGGAGTCTGAAAATACTTTCCATACTTTCCGTTGGGATCAAAATCATTTCCACGGGCCACATAAGAAGATCCTATGATATGCTGATTAATACCCTGGATAGTTGCGCTGATGATATTGTAATCACGGCCGCGTTTGATTGAGCCATCAGGAAGTACAAGATCATGATACCACTTCCAGTTCTGCGGCAGTGTATTGCCTGCAGTAATATGGCAGGTGATATAATCAAGTCGCCTGGTGAACACTTCAACTTTTTTGAAACCATCTTCCATTGCAGCTTCAATTGTTAATCTGCCAACAATGCCATCTGCAACAAGTTTCTTTTTAACCTGGTATAGCTTGGTTACTTCTTCTGTTTCATCTCCGAAAAAACTGTCAGCTCCAAACTTCGGAAGCTTATAGCCAATGGATAAAAGGAATTGCTGCCATTTCCTTTCATCTTTTCCGGAGGTACCGTTATACATTACATTCATTTTTTTGCTCCGTTAAATATTAATTAAATAAATTTATTATCGCTTCAACCACAGCAACAATTCTTTGGAGTGTTGCAATAGTGACTTTTAAAACAGGGTTCGGGTAAGCTTCATATACATCTTTAAGAGTCTGAATTGTTTTCTTCAGGAAAGCCAGGTACTTTTCATAGTCAGGTTTTATGAGCTGGTTCTTTGCAATAAGATCTTTGGCGATGGTGATCTGTGTATCCAGCTGCGCCTGAGCAGCTGCGATCGCTTTTTCACAGTTTTCAAGTGAGAGCTCATGCTCTGTACTGATAGCAATATTCGCGTTAAAGTTTTCAAGCTTTTCTTTTTCAGCTCCCCAGTAAATGAGATCTAAGCTTGCCTGATCAATACCTTTTTGAATTATTTCGTTCATTGATATAAAAAATTAAATTGTTTTTAGAAATTTGAAGCTTGCGGCCGGAGAGGACTCGAACCCCTGGCTCCGTCATACAAGATGATCGGTGCCGTCACCAAGACTCCAGCCTATGAATGCGGAGGCAATCAATTAACTATTTTCATCATCGCATCTGGCCAAATATGCCCAGCTTATCATTGAGTGTAATTTTATCCGGTCTATAGTCTTTTACACTATACCCCTGGTTACTCTGTTTATAAAATTTATTTCTCAAGAAGTGTGGTTTTTCATTTATGGCTGCAGTAAGCACCGGCTGTTTAAATTTCATGAAGTTGTTATACAGTCTGCGTTCACCGCGTAATACTATCTTAGTTTGTTTAAATGTGGTGTTGGCACTATCATTGATCTTCACGAGTTTTATTCCTCTTGGATTTTGAACAGTGCATTCCCAGGTGTTTGTTTTTCCGTTGCCGGGTACCATAATTGTATCCAGGTTTCCGGTCTTCAGGTTCTTCCAGGCTGCAATTACTGTATCACCCCAGAAGGTTACATAGTATCCTTTCACGGAGTCAATCCGCGCCTGGGCAAGTGAGTCGGTTATATCAACCTGGATAGGCCCGTATGGAGTGGTTTCAGTATAGGATGCACTATCACCGAACCTTAAACTGTCGAGCCTTAAAAATTGCTGCGCTTTTGTTTCCTGGGGAGGCACAAGTGCCGCGAAAAAGAGCAGCATGATCACCAGGAGATTTGTGTTAAATAGTTTTTTCATGGTTTGAATTAAGTTTAAAAAAATGTTTACGATAATAATTTTGCTATTGCTGCGCCAGCTCCGCCGCCGATCAATCCAATGAGCCAGTTCACACCTTTTTTGAAACCGTTATCATTTGCTTTTTGCTCTTCCAAAATTCTGATCCTGACTTCGAGAGCCTCGATCTTTTCTTTCTGGTCAAGCTGATTTGCAATGATGTTGTTAAGCTTCACATCAATGACAGCTATGCCTTTGGCAATTTCATTTACTTTTTTTTCTATCTCTGACTCAGGCATTACTTATCTATGATCTCCACTTTGAAGTCCTTGTAAACTTCATACGGTATTTCTTCAAAAAATGTGATGTTGTTATCATGGGCATATTTGCCTATGATCTGCTGCTTCAGTATCTCTTTGGCTGCGGGCTTATCTGAAGCTTTAATGAACATGACAGCTTCGAGGCTGACATGAAGCTTGAATACCGGCAGCTCACCTGTTAACTCTGATTGCTCAGCTCCAGTGGTGAGATCACCGGTAATAGCTTCTTTTGATTTTTTTTCAATGCTCTCCGGAGTTTCTTCCGGAGAGCTGTTAGTTAATTCTGTTTTCATTTTAGTTCAGTTGATTACGGCTGCTTTGAAATTATAGCATATCCCGCTTTAAGCAACTTGATACCGTACCATGCAAAGTAGTCATGGTCTGTTGCTTTTATGTTTGGATCGGAATTATAAACAGAGAACTTATCCATCTGTTTATCAAGCAGGAATGCCATACCCGGGCCCCAGATACCAACCAGGTTTTCTTTGCCGCCAATTTTAGCGACTCTGGCTGATGCTACAAGTTTGAGGTTGTTATATTCCAGGACGCCTTTTTCAAGGAAGTTCTGGTTAAAGCCTCTTGCCTGTTTGATCACATCGATCAAGTTAACCGCGGTTTTAATTCTTGCAGGGTAAACAACAAACCTGTCATCCGGATCGACTTCAAGTTCATCAAACTTGGCATCGATATTATCCAGATCTTCGGCTGTTACGGTCGCGCCATTCCAGGGAATAACAGTTCCGTTGTTCTGCGCTTCCAGGATAACCTTTGCATCAAAGTTTTTCCTGTGAGCTTTGGCAGCTCCATCGATAAAGCCCTGGAGTATTCTGCCTTTTTTGTTGAGATAAGCGGACTCAACTTCTTCCCTTATTTCAACAACTGATTTCTGCATCACTACAGAAACCATTCCTGTATCACCGGCTACAGCTTTGCGGTTTGTTGCAGGAGGTGTTACAGCTTCAAGAACAGGCAGTGAAGGAATACGTACTTCACCGGCGCCATGTTCTTTTATAAATCCATCAAGTGAGCGGTTACACATATTGAAGATACCTTTATCTTCGTATAACGCCTGAATGATGAAATCTAAAATTGTTTGAACATTGGTTAATGCCATTTTTTATTTTAAATTAGATTATGGAAAAATTGTTTATTGTTTTAATTTCTGTTACCAGGTTTCTTCTCTGAGCTTGTTTACTTCTTCATCGGTATAGTTATCAGAAAACTTCGGGTTCTCTTTTACTTTATTCAGGTAATCTGAATATGTGAAAGGTGAGCCATCAGAGTTTTTGAATTTTGCTGTTGCCTGAGCTGCAGCATTGTTCTGAACCTGATTTTCGCTGAAGAGAGTTGATACCGGCAGAGTGTTGATTGCTTCTTTTAATTTTTCCGGCCCGAACTCCATACCGAATTTTTTGTAATAAGCTTTCTGCTCTTCGGTTGAAATGCGTTTGGCTGTCATGCCGAACTCAACTATCAGATCAACTTCTTTGCCTTTAAGCTCAGCGATCTGTTCTTCGAGCGTTTTGGTTGTATCACCGAACTTCGCCACTTCAGCTTTTACTTCGGTTAATTCTTTTGTAGCAGCATCAACGTAGCTGAATACCGCGCCAACAACTTCCTGGTCACTTGCGCCTTCAGGAATTGTTATGTTCCTTTCAGTTGCAAATTTTTTGATGTCTTCGATTTTCATATCTGATTTATTTAGTTTTTGGGAAAGATTATTTTTTATTTCATCTGAAAATGTTATGCGGCTCTGCAGATTGAATGACTTCTTCTCGAGCACACGATCCATTGAGAACTTCGCGCTGTTTACACCGGCGTGTTCAAATTCAATTGGCGCCAGGTTCTTGATCTGCGGTCTGTTGGTTAAGCCGATAGCGTAAAGGTACCAGCCGGGTTTCTCTGCGAATTTCCATAATTCAACAGATACTCTTTTGAAACGTTTATTCTGCAGCATGTAAATAAGCTGTTCGCTGACGTATGAGAATTTTACATACAGCATATCACCTTCAGCAATTACACGGTCAATCCATGCCAAAGCTTCAGGTTCTTCATCAGGCGAGGGATGCCCGATCCATATAGGAGCTTCACAGAAATCCTTATCATAGTTATCGGCTATCTGTTTAAGATCCGCGGCGGTGAATACTCCCTGGGGATAAGTGCCTGCGGTAAATACCCAGTACTTCTCTTTAAGTATCTGCTTGTAAAGTTCTTCAGCGTATTTGTTATAGTCCAAAGTGTCGTTAGATAATTGTTATAAAAAATTTTAAATAGCTGCCGGAGTTTCACCGGCAGCCGGAGAGTGAATCATGGAACTAAATGGAGGAGAAAATTTTTCTGTACGGCATGTTTAGTTTCTCATAAATTTTTTTGTTTTATTGGTTTGAATCAGATGTGCAAAGTTATTTGAATTATAAAATGACTGCAAAGTAATTGAATACAAATAGGTTTTTTTTATGCTATCTGTATCGATATACTATTTATATAGAACGGTAAGTTTTTATTTTTGCTTTTGAATTTACTTGATGAAAAATGTTCCTGAAAATTTATCAAAAGGTTGTCGCAATAATTACTGCAGCTAATCTTGGCTTCACTGAAATTGTGATGTATAAAGGTGAGCTGGAAGAAGGCGCGGAGTGGAGATTTAAAATGCCGGTCTGCCTGGTTGAGCTGGCTGATGATATACCCGGTGACCAGCTTGCCGGTGATCTGATCAGTGAAACCGAAACAAGACTGGAGCTTTATGTGTGTGATAAGGATACCACAGAACCGAAGATCCTGAATAAGGTGAATTCAGTACTTGCTTTGTTTGATGGTACTGATGTAAAAATTGATACCGATAACTTTAAAGCTCGTTACCTGGGTACATCACTCCACGCATATTTACCCGGTACCGGCAAAGCTTATAAAATTGTGATTGGAATACATTGAGTAATAAACCGAAAGCGATCATAGTTACTTTTCCTGTTCAGTTCTTGTATGATATTGGATATGGATGCGGTAAGAAGGAAATTATTCTTAATGGCTTCAAAGAATGTATCCGGCAGATCGAGTCAATAAAACATGATCCTGAAATGTATTGGCTTCATTCAATGGGAAATAAACCTGTTCATGAAAAAGAGATCTTGTATTGCTATGTGAATATTTTAAGCAAGATCAGATATAAAGCAAAGGTCATAGGATTTGAACCAGGGGGAGAAAAAGAATTTGATGACGGCAGGAAGCGAACTGCAAAACACTGGCTTCTGCTTCATGAGTTTGAAAAGGTACCTGAAATACGAATGGGTGGCTTCCAGGGTTTTAGATATTGGAAATATGATTAATAAAATTAACCCGGCGCCATTGCCGGAAAATAAACAGAAAGGATAGCTTGAGTAATTTCAAGTTAAACAAAATCGGGAAGACAGACGACTCCCCTGGTAAACCCCAGGTGAAACGCAAGTCTTCAAAGCTTCATGCCTTCAGTTACATTGGAGGCAAGTATTTTTTAATACCATTGCTTATTGCAATGATACCGGCTCATGTATGTTACGTTGAAATGTTCGGTGGTTCAGGATCGTTTCTTCTTAACAAGCCAACAAGCGAAGTTGAAATATACAATGACATCAACAGCAGTGTAGTTAATTTTTTCAGGGTACTCAGAGAGCAGCCGAAGAAATTAGTTAAGCTGCTTAATTCAACTCCGTATGCAAGGGATGAGTTTGCAGTTTGCAAACGCAATCACGAAATGGTATCAAGCGAGCTTGAAAGAGCAAGGATGTTTTATGTGAAGTCGCAGCAGAGCTTTTCCGGTAGAGGTAATGACTGGGGAGTTTCTGTAACAAACAATCACGCAAAAGTTTTCTCAAATAAGTCGAACAGGCTTCTGGATATTTCAGCCAGGTTAAAACATGTTGCAATTGAAAACCGTGACTTCAAATTTATTTTCAAGCATCATTTAAAGAACAATGACAGCTTCGGTTATCTTGATCCGCCGTATGTTCATTCCACCAGAACCACAAAGAATGATTACACATACGAAATGACTGATCGGGATCATGAGGAGCTGCTCACTCTGGCCAACCAGTCACCGGCTAAGCTGCTCATCAGCGGATATGACAATCCGCTATACCGCAAACATCTGAAGGGATGGCACAAAAAGAAAATTGATGTTGCCTGCCATTCAGCTTACTCTCCGAACCAGAAGGAAAAAGCCAGAAGGACGGAAGTTTTGTGGTGGAATTATGATTTAAAATCGTAACAATTTAATAAGCAGCTCAAGAGATTTAAGCTTGGAATTCAAAAAAGCGGGTTTTTTGAGCTGCTTTAAAACAAAATTAAAAAATTCAATGTACTCACGGTGTACTCGAACTGCCAAATTATGTACTTTGATGTACTCAAATTTAAAAGTAAGTACGTTTTTTGTACTCAAAGAGCTTGTTTTGAGTAAACTTTTTGTACTCGTGATGTACTCGATGTACTCTAATTTCATAGGGCTATGTTACCCCTAACCGGTCAATAAAAAGCCCTTGTAGAGCCTCTAATGCGTTTTCCGGTTTTTTATAGGGTTTCAGGGTAACTGCAATATTTAGCGATTTTAAGTGATTTTGGCATTAAGAATTTGAAGCGAATTAATTTCTCAAACAAACAGATTATATAATGGAGCATAGTGTAAGTTTATTCAACCAGGGTGCGCTGGAAAGTGTTAAGGTAAGCAGGAATAACCCGACTGCAGCAAATTTCGGTGAACTCAGGTCAACGTTCAGCGGCATGTCCCAGGAGCTGATCAAAATAGAAAACCCACGCAACATCTGGGGATTGTACACTGATGAGTTCACCGATCTTAATCCTGACCGTATTAAGTTCTACTTAGAAGCCGCAAGACTTGGAATATTCTGGTGGAAAGGAAACCTGTTTGAAGAGATCCGCAGGAAAGATCTCCGCATTGGCGGTATATGCCAAACCAGGAAGTATTCAGTGGCCAAGAAGCAGTGGGAAATTGCGTACCCTGATGAGGTAGCTGATGAAAAGAGCACAGAGCAAAGAGACATCATAGCCTTTTACAATGAAAATTTTAAACGCATAAAGCCTGCAGGGTTAATTGCCAACATGACTGAAGCTCAGATACAGGGAGTTTCAACATTTGAAATTAACTATGAAACATACAACGGCAAGATCGGCATCAAATCAATAAAGTATAAACCGAATTACATTCTGCTCTATGATGACATTGAAGATATGTATATGTATTTAGATCCTGCCAAAAATGATCTGTTAATTTTAAATCCGCTTTCGGCTAATATCATTCAGGATAGGTTTGATGTAAAACAAATTGCGATCGGAAATATCCATCCGCTTAAAATACTTGAAGTGCACGCGCTTGATGGCAATGCACAGAATGGTTTTATGAACGGATGTATTGACTCGTTGATATGGTGTTACTACCTGAAGAATTACGGCTTGAAAGATTTTGGAATGTATATCGAGCGGCTTGGCATTCCGGCACTCATCGCGAAGTATGATCCGCTTATGAATGCTGATGAGCGTTCTGTTTTATATACCGCAGTTAAGAACTGGGGAAGACTGTATAAATTGATGGTCCCGAATACTGCAGAAATAGATCTGTTGACTGATCAGACAAAATCACAGACCGGTAATTTATTTGGTGAGTATATTAATTTCTGGAATGATGAAGCTTCAATCCGTGTGCTTGGCCAGAACTTAACAACATCAATCGGCAAGGATGGCTCCAGAGCCGCAGCGGAAGTTCACGATACAGTGAGAGAAGATCTTGTTGAAGCTGATATGACAGTTGTAGCTGAAGGCATGAACGAAATAGTGCAGAGACTTGGTATGATAAACTTCCCGGGTAAGATACTTCCGGAGTGGAGATTTAAAGAACGCGCCAACGTTGAGTACCAGGTAAAACGCGCAAGCATTTACGCTCACATAAAAAATTCAGGTTACCGGGTAACTAAGGAAACCATTGAAAGTGAAATGGAGCTGCAGGTTGAAGAATACAACGAACCTGTAAACGCTCCACCGGCTGCCGGTGATAAATCACCTGAAGAAAGATCCGCTGAAGAAAAAAACATCACAGATAAAAATGCGGATGTAAAAAAAGATACTGAAGCTTTGAAAGGTAAAGAAGATTTCAGTATAAAGTTCGCAAACGAAGTGAGCAAAAAAGAAACTGAAGACTTCCTTGAAAAAATATTTGTAAAAAATAAACCATCTGAATAAATGGCATACACAGATAAAGCATATTTCTTAACCAAGTTCGATACAGCTGAGCTTGATAAACTTACCGGAGGCGGAGTGACCGGTGACAGTAATTTAGTTGAAGCTATAAAAGCTGCCGACTCTCTTATTGACGGTTATGTAAGCTCCGCCCTGGTTGCTGTACCTGTAGCATCACCGGTACCTGAGATGATCAAGCAGCTTTCATACGATATTACAATGTATAATTTGTATGACCGCTTAGACCTGCAGGATATTCCCGATCGCATTCAAAAAAAATATGATGCGGCAATTGTTACCTTAAAAGATATTGCAAAGAAACTGATCACTATACCCGGGCAGGAAGCTGAAGACAAGGATCAATCAATTAAGTATGATACCGAAACACCGAATTTAAATAGAAACTCCTGGTGAACTTTCCATTTGCAAAAAATATTGCGCTCTTCCTGATTGCCGGCATTGAGAAAAATTACTCTGCCGGTATTGTTGCTATAAATAAAAAAGCTCAGCGCAAATTTTCATCAGTACAATTTGGGTTTGAGCGTGACTATACTTCTGTTGACCAGGAAGCAATAAGAATGTTCAAGCGTGAAGCTTTCACAGTGGCGCAGGTGGGAAGTTATGAGCTGCAGGAAAAATTAAAGAAGCTTGCTGTGGAGGTATGGGAAAAACACGGACAGGATCTTGATGAGTTTGAAAAACAGGCCCGTAATATTATGCTGCAGTATATTCCTATCAATGATCAGATCCCGACCGGGTGGCTTGAGACAAATTATAATACCGCGATCAATTCATCATACAAGGCTGCTGAGTATAACCGGCTGCAGAAGTATAAAGCTATTTATCCGGCTTATGAATATAAAACACAGGCTGATGATCACGTTAGGCCTGAGCATGAAGATCTGGATGGACTCATCCTTAAAGCAGATGATCCTATGTGGGATAATATCTGGCCGCCGAATGACTGGAACTGCAGATGCTGGGTTGATCCTATTGATGCAGATGAGTTTGATCCGGATGAGCTGAGCGAGCTGGATGAAAATGAAAGGCTTGAGCGTGAAAATAAAGTAGCTCCGGAATTTCAGAGGAACTCCGGGCAGGATAAATCTATCTGGGGCAAGTGGCTTGAGTCTAAGCTTAATGATATGCCTGAAGACGTTGTAAAAGAGATCAAAGAAAATGTACGGGAGCTGAGTAAAACTTTATGAGTTCTAAACAAGTAATATTTAACCTGGAGAAACTGGATGACAATATTGTTGACCAGGGACTGGATATTCTTGAGATCGAGGGAAAACGATCGGTTCGCAAAAACTTTGAAGAAGAAGGCAGACCATTCAAATGGAAAAAAAAGAAACGTGATGATGGGCGCCGGATACTGAGAGGTAAAACTAACCGGCTCTTTAATACAATTAATTCACAAAAGGATAGATCAAGCAAGTCTGTTAAGATCTCGAGTAACCTGCCGTATTCAAAGATACACCAGGAAGGCGGTACCATCACCAGAAAGCCTGGGACTGTTAAGCTGCGGAAAACAAAATCGGGAGCATACCGGTTCGCGAAGAAAACAAATACACGGGCCAAAGAAGTGGAGTCAAAAGGCGGAGTGATCGTTATCCCAAAAAGAGAGTTTATGAATGTTCCGCTGCAGGACTCCACACGCATTTTAAACAAGCTTAAAAAAATTAAATTATTATAATATGAAGTTCAGAGGACAGGATTTTAAAAAGGATATTATTGAGCTGAAGAAATTAAAGGCTACAGCTCCTGAGCAATATACAGAGCTGCTTAAATCAGTTACCAAAAAATATAAGCTTTCTGATAAAACCATTTACAGAGAGATGAACAAACCTGATCACGAAATAGGTGTTCGCAAAACCCGTGATGACAGCGGCAAATACAAAACCACGGTAAATGAGAAAGAAGAAAAAATGGTGACTGAGCTTGTTGCCTCAGGCAAATCAAAACAGGAAGCCAAAAAGATAGTTGAAGAGAAGACCGGCAGCAAGATCTCTAATCGCAAGCTTGAGCGGTTCACACCAATACTCACCGGTGAAACAATGTTTGGTGAAGATGTAAAAGCTTTCTTTGAACAAATATTTGAGTATGAGCTGATAGCTCCGGAAAGCGGAATAGAGCTGAACTACAGAGGCAAAAAATTTCTTGTAAGGAAAGAAACCCTGAATGATATTATTTTAAACCTGGTGAATGAATACAACCGGCAGGTCTCCAGTGATCAGAAGCTTCAGCTTGATCAGACTCAGTACATGCGGGCCACAATGCGGAATGATATTATGTACATGCAGTCACTTGCCAGAGCTGCCGGTGATGTAAAATCACTGGAAGCGTGTTCAAGGATGCTGCAGAGGCTTGAAATGAATTATGGTGAAGTTGATGTTGATCTAAAAATTATCCTGGCCTGCTTCCGTGAGCTGAAACCTGATATAACTGAAGACGAAGCAATTGGTTTGATCAAGAAACACGGAGATAGAGATAATGGCTAAGAAGATAGGATTACTTGATCAGGTTTTTGCCTACGAAAAACATAAATCGATTGACCGCATCCAGGGTGATATTGATCAGATGAACATGTCACAGATCCTGGAAAAGCTTCTGCCGAACTATGACCAGCAGACAAAGCCCAGGGCTTTCCATGAAGCCACACAATTGCATAAAGGTTTGCGCGGCGGTGTGCGTTCGGGCAAAACATTTTCACTGGAAGCTGAAGCGATCGGTTTAAGTTACCTGAACAGGCCATACTATCATCTTTCTGTATCACCAAGCTTTGACCTGGCATGTGTAACTGTGGTACCGACACTCGAGCAGCTCTGCGAAGAAAACAATATTTCTTATGAGTGGAGTAAAAGTAATAACCTGTTCAAAATATTCTGGGGAACAAAGAAAAAAGATATTGCCCGGATACTGATATTCGGAGCTGACAGTAATTTCAAAGGTATCACCGCGGCTTCAGGTGATCTGAATGAACCGTTCTCTATAAGCAAGACAGCATTTTTGGTTTGGTGGGAACGTATTTCACACCCGAAAGCCAAACGTATGGCAAGGATCTGGGGCGGTACAGCTGAGCCTGAAAAAATGACGTGGGGCCATGAGTATTATCAGAAGTCGAGTACTGCGGATCTGTACCTTGGTACAATTACAACCTATGATAATAAATTCCTTAGCAAAGAATACATCAAAGGACTTGAAGATAAATACGATCCGAAAATGCGGCGCGTGTATATGCTTGGTGAAAATGTAAATCTTTCAGCCAATAAAGCATACTACGCATTTGATAACCAGACAAATACAACCGGCTATGACGGCGCGATAAATTACCTGAAGAAAATTTCAAAGCTGATGGTAATACTGACTTACGATTTTAACGTAAACCCGATGTGCGCCACTGAGCTTGCAGTTGATGAAGCCGGCAAGAGACTCTTCCAGGTTGATGAGTATAAAATAAATAACTCCAACACCCGGGAGCTGGCGCAGTTGATGATAAGCAGAATTACAACCCGGTATGATCTGTTGAAAACATTCTTTGCCATCACCGGTGATCCATCCGGAAAGAAAGGTGATACCAGGAGCGCGGAACGTACAAGCAATGATTATACTATTATAAAGGAAGAGATAGATAAATGGAACGCGGCGCAGCCTGAAGGTTCACCACAGATAAAGTACAGCTTCAGTGTACCTGCATCAGCTCCGTTTGTGTTTGATAGGATCACCCAGGTTAACAATACATTCTATAAAAAGCAGTTTACTATATGTAATAATTGTAAGGACTCAATTGAAGACAGAGAGCTTGTGAGCTGGAAGCCCGGAGCTGACGGTTTCCATCTTGATAAAGGAAAAAAGAACTCCGCAGGTGAGACCACCACACATTTAAGTGATGCCTCAGACTACGGAGTATTGTTATGGCTGCAGAAAATACTTGTTAAAGAAGAGATTAAAAATTCCGGTGTGCCTGAAACCTACTTTGAAGTAAGCAGCCGCTGGTGATGTTTATTTCTTTTTAGATTTCCTCATGTAATACCCGGCTTCCCTCATGTGACCGGTTGCTGTGAAGTAACTCCAGATACTTCCGATAAAACCAACCAGCCCGGGAACAAATGCAACAGGATTAATATTTCCGTCTGATGTTTTATCCAGTGTCGCGATCAATACACCGGTTGTTAGTGAGCCAACAAAACCAAAGAACCAGGCTTTGTTAAAATTATTTGCAGCATCTTCAAAATGACTTCCTGCCATATCAATGTTATGTTCTGCGGCATCAAACCGTTTCTGAAGTATTGTAGTATCTGTTTGTGTGTAAACTGAAGCGGTGAAGAATAATATAGATACAGCTATTAAAGTTTTCAATTCTGCCTCCTTCAAGGAATGTTTGTTTATAGATTATTTTTCTCTTGCACTAATTACTTCCATATTTTTGTTGAGTAAAAATTCAGTATCACCAAGTATCAAAGCTCCGAATTTATTTTTGGCTCTGTACCGGTGAATTAGTTCGTAATTCCCACCTTCAGTTTTAGTCAGATCAGACCAGGATATTGGTTCGTAACTGGATGGATCATTTAATGATGCTGCCAAGTATATCATACATTGTTTTTTTGCCTTTGAATTATTGTAATCAGCTTCGCTGTTAACAGTTTTTTCAATAAGCACAGGTTTCTCTTCCTTTTCAAATATAGATGTAACAACCACAACAATGGCTACAAGGAAAAATAAACCAATCCCCAACAGAGATAATGTCCATACAGTTTTTGTGTTTGACTTTTTTGTATCTTCAGCTATTTTTTTATCTTGAATAATGTGGGGTTCAAAGTGCAGCTTATAGTAATCAATATCGTGAACATAATAGTAGTTTGCATATTCAAGGAATTGCTTTTTACTTGTGTTTCTCAATCTTTCAATTTGATCAGGAGTTAAGCGTTCCAATACGGAGCTCCTTTCAGGGGATATTTAATTTAAAAATGTATTTAAGAATTATTGCTGTTACAATCAAAAGTATCAGGATACTCAGCACACGGTTTTTACCAAGGGGATTTATGCCAAACGGTCTCCTCATTTAATATCTCTGATTATTCTAACCACTCTGTAAATTTTAAATATATCTGAATAGCTGACATCAAACGGTTTGTAATTGGCATTGATGGAATAGAGTGTGCAGGAATTCTTTTTTAAAGTAATAAGCTTCGCGTTGGCATCTGCAGTATCCGGAATGGTTTTGAATGATACAACCACAAGCATTTCATCTTTCAGTTGCTTCAGCTCCACCTGCGAACAGAGCAGCTGATCTTTTTCATAGATCATAGGAAACATTGATCTGCCCTTGGCCACCAGAACAAACGGAGTTATCAGGCCGCCTATATCCCCTGCATCAATAAACTTGTTTGTAGTTTCAGCCCAATGCTCTGCCGGTGAGCCGCAAGCTGCGTAACCCAATACCGGTACTAATTTCTGCGGCGGTTTAATTGTTGTTTCAGCCGGTTCATACGGTGAACGATACAGATCTTCAGGCTGCACACCGAGTACTTCAGCGATCTTTTGCATGTTCCTGGATGTGGGCGCGCCTCTATCACCCAGCCAGATAGTAAGCGAGCCTTGAGAGACCCCTGCCCGTTTTGTCAGCTGAGTAAATCCAACCCCTTTATGGAGCATCCATTTCCGTAAATTTTGACCTATTTTTGCCACAATAATTTTTTAGCGTTAGTACTTGACAACGCTAATTTTTTAGTGTAAATTTGTAGTGTGATTTATTACTAACGTAATATAATAAAATGACAGGCAAAGATACAATACAGGAATTACCAGTTATCAGAAAAAGAGTAAATAGACTGAAAAAATACATAATAAAAACCGGTATAAAACAGACAAAAGTTGCTGAACTGGTGAATATGAATAAACAGAACTTTCACAAGCTTATAAACAATAAGTGGACTCCAAAAAATATAGCTTCAATCCTCACAAAAATAGAAAATCATTATTCACTCAATTAAACCATCAATGTTAACAGTAGAGCAATTTATTAATAAGAGCGGACTCGACAGAGCTACAATATACAGGCAGATGAAAGAGGGCAAGATTGCCTTTATTGGCAAGGGCAGGAACAGGCGCATCCTTGATGAAACTAACCGGGATGATTTCAACAACCCGAAATTCAGGAAGCAGATAGTAAAGCATCAGCAGGAGCAATACGATAGGGGGTTACTCCAGGCTCACATGCTTTATATCCAGGCAGGAAAAAAACACACTGCGGAAACTGAAGAGATCAAGGATGCCATCCTGCGTGATGTTAAGAGCTGGTTCACCCGGGGCATTGAAATAAGAGGCTACAGCGAAAAATCGATTTACCGTAAAATATCACACGGAGCTGAGAAGACAATCAAAAAAGAGCGTGATGATAAAGGACTGTATAAAAACTCTGTGCTTTCATCCAATACTTCACTTGGTAAATTTTTAGAAGTCGCATCACATATATACTTCACATACAAAAAACCCAATATCAATAATTGCGTTGATCTATTGCTTGAGTATTCACGTAATACAGAGCGGTACTGGGAACTTGCCGCAATACCCAGAGCCACCGCAATTAAGGCTCTGAAAAAAGAATGTTACAACCGCGGCTGGAAAGAAGCTCATACTTACCTGAACCACTTTAATGAATGGAAAAACGGTTCCGCAAAAGTTATGGGAGCTTTCACTGATGAAAAGCACTGCAGGTTTGGTGACTGGATAGTTGGTGATGATCATAAAAGTGATGTTGATAAGATCCTTGTATGGAACCCCATCAGGAAGCGGTTTGAAAAACAGACACTGCGCGGCTGGCACTGGGAAGAAGTAAAAACCCAGAAATGCCTTGGCTATGTGATCAAAGGCGGTGAGCTGAATACAGAAGACCTGATAATTTCTTTAATGATAGCACTGAAAGAATTCGGTAAACCGGCAAAAGGAATTCTGATCGATAATGGTTTGGGCAGAGCAGGCAGGTTTAAGGATTTCTGCAACAGAGCCGGATTGATAATTAAATTCACCAAGCCTTATGAAGGTACCGGCAAAGCTTTAAAGGAAAGAGCATTCAGGTATTTCAAGGATGAGTTTGATAATAAAGCCGATAACTATGTTGGCTCGAACCATGCAAAGGAAGGTTACCATCCAACGGCTGCTCTATCAGCTCCTGAGACCACCGTTACATTTGAAGAATACAGCAAGAACTTCGCATCATATATATATGGATGGTATGAGACCCGTGAGCGTGACCGTGAAATTAACGGCAAAAAGATCAGGGTTTCTATCCGTGACTATTATAACAGCGAAATGACAAAGTTCAAACGGGTTGATATTCCCGATGAAACGCTCCGCTTCGCTTACCAGTTTGAAAAGGTCGTGAAGTACCACAATGGCATGAGCATCCGCATGAAAAATGAAATGTATCATTACATGCCGGCTCCGCTTTCTTATGTATTCAATAACCGCAAATATATATGCTGCTACAATCCGCTGGATATGAACCAGGTTGACTTGTATGCAATGGAAAGGATCTTTGACAGCTCGACCGGTGAAATTTATGCTGAAAAAAATGATCGTATAGCGACACTAACCTGCACAAGGAATGTATCAGCTGCTGAGCATAAGGAGTTCATCATACGCCACAACAAGGAGTATGAAAAAAATATCAAAAGGCTTGCCAATTCAATTGTGGATCAATCCGCTGAAGCTGACCCGAATATACTTAACCCGGTGCTTACTGATGAAGGCAGGATACTTGATGTAAGGAAAAAAGCGGTTAAACAGATCACCACAGTACTGAAAAAAGAGCTGCCCAAAAAACGGCTGGTTGAAACTGCAGAGAATATTAAAAAATCAAGTGAGCTTGTAATAGTTGATACCAATGTAACCAGTGAAGACTATGCCGAGCTTGAAGCTTTAGCGGAGAATTATTAAACCTATGACAACAGAAAAATTAGTTTTATCAATTTCAGATGTTAAGAAACAATCAATCACTGAAGTTGAGCAGTATTACGGCAGAGTTGTATCACTCACTTATATACAGGAATTGGAAGGCATTGCATCGGTATCAATTCAGTACACAATCCCAACCGCGGTATATGAGAAAATTAAACCAATAATTAAAGTATTAAAATTAAAAACCATAAACGGAGTAAAAAATGCAAAGAACGGTAGGAACACTAACGGCAGTAAAAAACAAAAAAGCAGTAATGCACATCGGAACAGGAACGGACTTGATAAACGACATCCAAAACCTGCCCGTAAAAGAACAAAAGAAAGCAATAGATAACTTCTTTGTTCAGGTCACCCGGCAGATCGCGGATCTTGATGTATCAATTGAAGCCGGTGAAGCTGAAGTAAAAGAGATCTCCGCGGCAATAAGAAAATCAACCCTGAACCAGAAAAAGCTTGCAAAGAAAAAACAGCTTGACCAGCAGAAGAAACTGAAAGCTGAAATAAAATCCCGTTACACCGGCGCACTGCAGTTCGCTCAGCAGTTCAAGTTAATTGATGCTGAACCAAAACAGATCGGAGAGTAATTACATGCCAAAAACAAAACAGATAATTTACCTGGCAAAAGTGGACTCAACATACACTGCCAAAAATAAGCTTCAAAAAGAGGTCATACATTTTATTGAGCAGTACGACAGGCAGATCATTATGAACTGTGATGTTGATAAGTATAAAACAACCATCACCAAAGCTATTGATGCTTTGAGTGACAAATATCCAAAATGTACACGGGTTGAAGTGGCATGGTGGACACCCGGTTATGCAACTGATGAACTACCGGACTGGGGACTTTCATTCGGTGGAAAGAGCATAATTACTTTTTGGCTTTATGCAGGGAGGTTATCATAATGGCAAAAGTAAAACAAATAGCTACCTGCGTTGGATGCGGCTGTACTGATGATAAGGGATGTGATCCTAAAACAACCGGTACCGGATTAAGCTGCTGCTGGCTTGAAGTTGATTATGATGCTCAGGTTGGTATCTGCAGCATGTGTGTTTCCCGGGCAAATGTTGATAAATTCAAGAAAGCGGTTGCTGAAAACTTCAGTAAAAAAATGGATGGTATGTTGGAAGGCAAAGCTAAACCACTTGGAGTGAACCGCCGTGAGTTTTTAGCAACTGAAAGAAGAAGAGAAGGGAGAGTAGAATAATGAAATCAGAAGAAACTATAAAAGCTGAAAAAGCCCTTGGAATAAATCTGCATGAACCGAATTTTGATATATACGCTTTGCCGGTGGATAAAGAAGAGCTGCGCCTGATCAAGCTTGCGCTGTTTGAGATCTCTGAGTACCTGGGCTCACCACGACTTACCGCATTAAGGCAGAGAGTAAATTCAATGATGGCAGCTCAGCCGGTGAAGTTACCCACTGAAAGTATTTTCAACAATGATGTATTTCAGGGCGGTATTATATATACAAAAATGGGTGAGGTGGATGTATGAACTTCCTGGAAAAAGAGATCGGCCCGGGTGTAAAAATTACTGAAGGCAGCCTGATACATTTCAGCCGGTATGCCGGTGAAGGCTCCAGGAAGACTCAAGCCTGGTGTGGAATTATTACCAAGGTTAAAACTCATAAGCTGCAGGTATTTTTACCATCAATAAATATTTATGAGTGGGTTCGTAATAATCAGTTGATTGGTTTTCAAGCAGGGTTTGATGACGTTCAGCCTGATACAAAAGCGGCATCGCTTCTCAGGTATGCTGCAGTCTCAATTAAAAAATTAGCGGAGCAATTTACCAATGGCTGAAAGAAAAACATTTAAATCACGCAGAGCTTTTTTGAACTATAAGCTTCACGCTTATAGTATCGCGATCTGCGGTGATAAATCGGTGCTTGAACAGGCAGTTTATGAGAAGCTTAAAGAGCGTGGTTTATCTCACCAGGATATTACAAGCTGCTCAGTACTGCAGCTCACTGATGAGGAAGCTGAGGCTGTACACACCGATTTGAATGATACCAACAAGCGTGTACAGGCAAATGTTAACAAGGCGCATGAATACACCGGCCAGAACCAGGATATGACTTATAAACAGCGCAACCTGATAATAAAGCTCACCAAGTACAACTGGAAGTGGACACCTGAGGCAACATTCAGTTACCTGCTTGAAACGCTGCCGCATATAAGGCAGAGATTGAACAGTTTTGAAATACAAAAATCCAAGCTCAAGCCTCTCTATTCACAAATGACATCTGAGGATGCCGATAAAGTGATAAAGAGACTTACACAGCTTGAAAAAAATAACAAACAAATTAACGAAAGGAATATTTAAAATGACAAGATCAAAAAACACAAGAAGTTCAATGGTATTAACTTTTATACTTACCGCAATACTATTTTTATCGGCGGTAATATCACTCACCGGCTGTGATGATCCGGCAAGCTGTAACACGGATGGTTCAAGCCGTACATGCGTAATTGATGTGGATATAAATTATGTGGATAGCGGTCTGGTAAAGAACAAGGTATTGGAGTGCAATAAGATCGAGAGCATCCAGGGCAATTACACTGAGTTCAGCGTTGATAATGTTGTGATATTTGAGGTTGAAACCGACAGTGTGCTCAACTACAGATACCAGCCAAAATGAAACACGGAGATATAGTAATTGCATGGGGCAGGGTGACATTCATTTATGATAGTGAGTTACCGGGTAACTTCTTGAAGGCGGTGGATTTTTCAACAAGCACATATTTAGAAACGGGAGTCTTCGCACAGGATCAGATGTATCACAAATCAGTTTGCAGAGCTGCTACTGCTATTGAAAAGCAGGATTACAATAACACATTAGAGCATTCAAAATATAAACAATACATTTTACAAACGGAATTAATATAGAAAGGTATTCAACATGGCAACAATGGAACAGGTAGAAGTCGCTTGCAGGGAGTATTCCGAAGCGAACGATAATTTAAACGAGATCAAATCACAGCTTGAAACGGAAGTGGAAGCGATCAAAGCCCGGTATTACAGGAAAGTAAAATCCGCAATTGATCACGTGGTATCAAAACATTCAGATCTGAGCGAGCTTGTATCTGAAAGCCGGGATCTTTTTGTTAATCCCAAAACGGTAATATTCCACGGTGTAAAAGTTGGTTACATCAAAGGCAATGATGTTCTTGAAGTTAAAAAGCCAAAAGTTACTGTGGAGTTAATCAAGGATTTGTATGAAGAAGATTTTCAGAAGACTCTGATAAAAGTAACTGAAACACCGATCAAAGATGCAATAAAACAACTTGAGCCCGATGAGATTAAAGATCTGAAATGCAAGCTTATCCCGGGTAAAGATGAAATTCACATTTCAACTGTGGATACAGAAGTTGATAAATTAATTGACTCACTCACCAAACAGGCTCTTGAAATAGAGTAGAAAGGAACATCAGCACATGGCAGATACAATGAACGGTTCAGACGGCTACAAGATACAAATTCCGCTCGGAAAGGGGCTCTCAGGCGATACTTATTGCCCGGTTGTAAAAGAACACAGCTTTTACTTGGAAAGGCGCCCCTGGCTGCTAACAAACGTTTCAAAAACCATTGAGCGGACTGAGATCACTCCGGGCCTTACAACGGAAAATTTCATCAGAACAAACACCAATAACAGAATTCATTTTAGAATAGGAGAGCAATAATGCCAACACCGAGTAAAAACAAAACCGGCAGTTATACGGAATATCAGATCATGTATGAGAAAAATAGTGATGATACAACCCGTTTGTATTATATAACAGCGGACTCTGTAGAGAGTGCAATTAGAGAGTTCAGGCTTACACACGTCTCAGAAGAAATATTAAATGTAGTGAAGTTATGATTATTCGTGAGGGATATAAAAGCGAGCAGGTTCGCAACCAGGCTTTTAAAGAGGTAAAGGAAAAGCTTAATCAGCTGCAGCAGGATGTATATAACATCATTAAGCAGTATGAACCGATCACAAATGAAGAGATCGCCGAGAAGCTGGATAAATTCCCTCACGAGATCTCACCACGCACACTTGAATTACGGAAGCTTGACCTGGTAGAATTTGCAGGAAAGAAGAAAGGCAGTTCCGGTGTGAAAGCTTCGCTCTGGCAACTGGCAAAATCACAAACACAAATAATATTTAATTGAGATGATAAGCTCAAAAGCTTACCGCCAAAAATGGAATAACAAAAGGAACAAGAAGAAAAATGCAAAGGCTGTTTATAGTATCACAGCAAAAGAGAAAAACAGCAGAGGACTCGAACGGCATTTTTTTTTGAATGATCCTGATGATACCGATTTAGAATGGTTTGCCATAGATAATAATTTAAAAGATGTAAAGTATCAAATTAACAGAATAGAATTTTAACCGGATTTATCACTAAATATTACAGGGGGTAATGGCAGTGAAAGAAACACTTAAAGATCAACTACAAAAAGACTTTTGCGAATACTATCATTTTGTGTATGATATTATATATGACTGGAAGAGCAAGGATAACACTCACCTTGGCAGCCTGATCGGCAAGATCAAGATGCAGTTCCGCGCTAAGTTAAGCAGTGAACTTATGCGGAATGAAGTCCGTGAGTATTTTAAATATTGCTTTCATAAAGCTCCGCAGTGGTACCGCGATAACATGGAAGTGGCAACCATCAACAGCAAGTTCAATGTACTCTGGAAGCTCTATAAGAGGCTTGAGAACGATCCACAGGCATACGATAAGGATAACCAGGCAGACAATTACAAGAACGGTAATAAGAAAGCAAATTCGGTTCATAACAACACTGAGCCGCTTCCAATTAACGAATATATTAAGGAATTTATTACTACTAAAACTGCATGAAAAAATCTGATGTACATGAACTTACGGGCCACTCCAGAGGTACAATAAACAAAGCTGAAAAAGGTGAATTAAAGAACGAGGTTTTATCTGAAAAAATAATGACTCTGCTTGCCTTAGAGCATAATTACCTGGAAGACATTTTTCTGGATGACCGGTTTGTAGAAATGATGGAATTGGTTATAACAAAGGCTCCAAGCTCAAAACGCGGAGTTGAATTGCGGAAGTACGCTGTATTGGCTCAGCATACTTCTGTAACATTGAGAAACCGCAAAAATAAAGGAAAAGAGTAATGATCTGTCCACTTTGCAAATACCCGAAAACAACGGTTGAAAATACTTTGAAGTTTATATCTGCAAACCGCCGCTTGCGGCAGTGTGCAAATCCGAACTGCAGGAAGTATTTCTTCACCCAGGAGACGGTGCTCCCGGGTATGTTATTTGATGAGACTCCCATTGATGACAAGACCCCACCCGAGGATGATGGCGAAGAAAAAGAACCTGATTTATTTTCAAAAAATTGAATATTATCCTAAAAGTAATATTTGTATATTTGTGTATTCTAATAACTTTAAATTAAAGGACGGTAAAAATGGCATATATTCAAATAGGAAATTCAGTTGTAAATGGTCAGAAGATTTTGGGTGCAGTTTTAGATGGAAAGCACATTTACATTACAATGGAAAACAATAGTATAATCACGGCTTCCTTTCCTTCAGAAGACGAAGCTAAATCCTTTATGACTAAACTTCCAACGGAATTAAGCCCTAAAAGTTCAACCGGCAGTCAATTATAATGCGACTCTGCGACTTTTAGCTGCGACTTATGCGACTTTTGATAAAATACAGGAATTATGAATTGCGATTGTGGTAAATAATCGCAATTTTTATTTATAAGAAAGGATCGCCTTTTATGGTTTCTCAAACAGCGTGGTTAAACAATAGCGGAAAAATGCCGAAATTAGCTAATCGCCTTTTTTGGTTTCTCATAAAGCGTGGTTTATAACAATAATAGCTAAATTAATGAAAAAAATCGAGTAAAAGTATATCCTATTAAATGAAAATTCTACCGGAAATGGTCATCTGTTAATCATCCGGAAAATCTCTGACCCTCCGCTGATGCTTTTTAATGCTGTGTTTTCTTTTTTCTTCAAGGGTTTGCTGTTTGGAAGAATAGCTCTTAACCGTTTTGATGCGAAACTTCTCTTTTATTAACGCGCCATTAAGCAGTTTAATGAACTTTTCTATGACCTTTTTTTTATTTCCAAGCTGGGTGCGTTCTGTTTGAGAGGTAATCCTTAAGTTATGTTCGGAATCCAGTTTATTATATAGTTTTTTCCTCAAGATATCCTTAATCTCTTCATCAATCACCATTGAGCCCGTGATAT